TATAAAGACAATCGTCAGGCTAGTAACCGCATGCATGCGAATGTTGATGGTTTATGTAGCCAGCCGCGCAAAATAGTGATTGGTGTCGGCATGATTGATAAACAACAAAAAGCATAGTTTGTCAATCATGCCGACATCGTTATTCATTATTAACGCATAGCATACCGATGCAAAAAATAACGCTCTATGATGATGGAATTTGTGGCCACTCAATATCAGTCGGATAGCCTGATTGTGTTGGAACTCGATTTGCCAATACGCGGAATGTTTTCCATGCAGTTAATGACGCAATTTCGTTCTCAGTAGCAATATCAAGATCAATAGCATCTTGAAGAGGTGTGATTTTTTCGTTTGCAAGAGAAAGTAGCTGTTGAACTTTTGATGTAGCTTCTGCAGTTTGTGCAGATAGTTTCGCTGCTTCATCAGTTACCCATGCTTCCGACTCCACATCCCACTTTGGATAATCTACGGTCGGTTCAATTTGCGTAGCATTGATATCTGATGGTTTCTCACCTAAAGCTACTGACATTAGTTCCGCAGTATCTTTATTCCATAATTTAATATTTCTATAGTCAGCCACGATTAACCATTGATTTTCATTTACATCAAAAACAACTGTTTCATTTTTTCCTGCTGTTGGCGGTTGAATTTCAGTTGCTAGTGCTGGTATGAGAAAAACACCTAATTCCAAAGGAGATTCATTAGCATCGCATTCCCCTGAAAATTCTTTTGTATAAGATGAATAGTTATAAATTTTCATATCAGTCCGAGTCCTAATATTTAATGCACGCCAAAAGCGCTACGTTTACTGGCCGATTTTCTGGGGCTGTAGGAACAGATGCCGATGCATCAAACTGGAATGCAGCATATGTTGATGTCGTCCCAGTTGTAGTGGCGTTCTTTGTCAATGCAGATGTTGCTCCAGATGGTTTAAATGCCCCAGAAAATGAAGTGAACATCCACCCATTGTCAGTTGTAATTATCCCTGTAATATTTCTTATCGCATCTGTCTGAGAAGACCCAAATGCACGATCACTATCTAATCCCTTACCATCATCATATCCACGCAAAAACTCCCCACGTAAATCTGGAAGATTGAATGTAGTAGAGCCATCCCCCGTGCCGTATGTTGTTCCAATTGCCGAAAAAAGTGCGGCGTATATTGTGCGACTGATTGCTGCACCGTTGGCCTTTAACCACCCGATAGGTGCAGAGGGCATTGCAAAAAAGGACACAGACCCTATCAGTTGACCATTATTAACAGCATGATTTGGCTTTGATGGTGGCATAATCTGCAGTGCAGCCCCGGTACAAAACAGAAGCACATATGAACCAGTCCCCACAGTGCTATTCCACTGTATAAAAGCTTCACCGCCCGCGGCCATTTCGCCGCCTTGCAGGGCAGAGAGAGCACCACCAACTAACGAAACCACGCCTACACCATCATTAATTGTTGATGCACCAGTATTAGCGTTTGCTACTTTAAAACGAAGTACCGCCCCCTCACTCCGCACAGTTATAGCTGGAGTAAAGTTGCACACATAAGCATTTGCGACGCCGGTGTCGGTGGCAAACAATGACGCTGATTTCTGTATGTTTTTCAAGACAGCTTGGGTAATTTGCGTTAAGTCAGTTTTATTAGGTGTAAGACCCGATGCCACTATGAAATTAACAATCTCAGCCTGAATCGCATTGAACCAATCTTTACCAGGATAAGACGGAGCATCGCCACCACCACCCTCAGTAAACCATAAAGGATTAGCATTTAGCTTGTCAGCAATAGGTGGCATTACTGAAACGCCAGATGTGTTATCTAAACCAAACATAAACACCCCTTATACATAATTTATCTCATAGCTGCGGCCAGCCATCTTGTATTGATTCAGTAAGCACTCAACGAGTAATGCCATATCACTATTCAATGGAACATTGACAGTATCTAAACAGGTAAACCTGCTTGAAGGTATTGATGCGACACTAACGACCGTTATGTGACGATACACGTTACTAATCAGTGGGTAGGTACATGACCGCATACAGTGATGAGGGAACTGCTCTTCAACGAGAGCCGTTATGCCAAAGGTAGCCAACAGCGATTCAATTTTCGCAGACCAGAGACCACCTTTCCGGTGGTATTTTTCAACTAGTGCAACACGACGAGATTCAACGCTATCACCGATGACGGCACAATCAGGCAGCCCGAGGTATTCTTCCCAGTCAGAAAGCAGCTGTAACGTCGATTCTGGCCGCATTTCGGAAGGTAATTTTTCAGAGTTAAATTCAGCCCTTCTATATCTTGCTGCGATGGCGAGAATCAGCTGATATAAATCGCTGCTTGTTTCACGCGGCCAAGCACGGCCACGTGGCATCAACTGCATCAATACATCTGCCCATGCCTCATTTGAGTTAGACATAAGCGACCTCAAACACAATTAGCTCAGTCTGAGCAGCCGTTACATTAGTAGTTAAATCCAATGTGTAATCAGTAACTGACGCAGATGACCCAATTGCTGTTCTAATAGCCGTAATAAGCGCGGTAGTTCCTGGCTGAAATGTCTTTTGTAACGCCACAATATTTGCGGATACAGCTGTTCGTATTTCCGCAGTATCAGGGATTAAATGGATGTTTAATGCGGCATGTTTAAGCGTGATTGGAACCGGAATAACTTCAATACCAGCTGGGCGACCAACACCGTCACCAGTAGCTGGATCATCATGATGGAAAATGTAAGCATCCATATAAGCTAGTTCAGTGCTAGTTGGTAGGATGCTAGTTCTTGCGTCATAGCAAAATGCAATGCCGACAGTACCGCCACCATGCCAACTATCCCATCCAAACGCTCTGGTGACACCAGCCACTTCCCGCATCCACGCAATATAATCATGGATTGAGCCACCAACAGGTGGATGTCGTTTGCGATAACGTAAGCGCTCAAGCAGCTCAGAAATTGGTTCTAGATCAACGCCACCAGCGATGCCATCACCTATAACAACCGCTTGCGGGTTCACTCCTGATACAGGTGATACCAATGTTAATGACTCACCAGTGGCTAGATTTCCAGCGATACCAGCATCTTTAGCCTGAATTTCAACGACTACATTTCCACCAGATGGAGAGCCACTGGCTGTAACGTAATAGATGTTTCCATTGGTATGAGTTAGCTCACTATCAACAGAGATAGGTGATGTACCAACCAGCTGACATGATCCATAAGCATATGTCGCCTGTTTACGAATAACGCCTTCAGAAATTGCAGCTTCAATAATAGTGTCATCGTCTGAGTTTTCAGATGGGATGATCTGTTGCGCAATATAGGTTTGATGGTCGTATAAATCACGCAACGCTAATGAAGTCGAGATGTTAACCGCCTCTTCGGTGCTCATTGGCGGCAGCGAAACAGACTGCGCAATTTCAATATCGGCTTTGCCGTCTGAAATCAGCTTGCTTACTGTTGGCACATTAAACGGCATATTGTGCCTCCCAACGGCGAGATACTGTTAATGACAGCGTTGAACCATTCGGTTTGGTCAATTCGATAGTCAAAACTAAGGTATTCAATTGCGGAATGGTCCCAGTGACTGATACCGCCTTTATATAACCAGCTGCTTTGAGTTTGTTCAGCGCTTCCGTTGCATAATCAACAGCACGACGGCGAACTTCATTAGTGAGTTTTTCACGCTCTAACAACCAAAGGCGAGAGCCCCATTCTGTTGCTACATAGGTATCTCCCGGCCAACCACGACGGTCTGTTGTTCCATCTGGAATTTCGTCTGAATCATTGGCTCTGGCATCGGTAAACAAAGACAAATAAACCAGCGAGGCTAATCCATCATCTTGCTGGACAGCCCCATTGGTAATTTCAATGTCTATGCCTTCGGCATCTTTCCAAACAACACGAGCGGTCATTAGTTCGGCTCTTCAGTATTGCCGCCGTCATGTTCAGGATGGGTATGGTGAGAAACGCTGGTATCACCAGCGGTAATATCGCCATCAGCATGGATTGAACCCTGTGATGAGATACCACCGCTGGCGCTAATTGCGTCTTCACATGATATTTGTCCTGTAACCTTCAGCGGGCCTTTAATTTCATTGTCAGGACAGATAATGGTGAGTTTTTCAGAGGCAACGAGAGTAACTTCTTTTACTGTCAAGATAGCTTTGCCACCCTGTGTTAAAAGTAGGTTATGACCTTCGAAGTGGTAGAAAATGACATCGCCTTCCTTTTTCCCTTTTGGGCGACAGGATTTGTCTTCGACTGCGATAGCAACCAGCCCGGAGCGCTGGCCACCAATAGCGGCAATGATAGCTTCAGAACCTGCGGGAGGAACGCTGGTTAATCCATAGTTTTGAAAGCGTTCGACTTCATCGGGGTTTTCATCAGCCAGCGCTTTTAGCTGCAGATTCTGACGTTGCAGGCTATCGCTGACCATAGTGACTACCGCACGATCAAATATCAAACGGAGCTTTCTGTGTAGTGGTGCGATTAAACGCTGTACCTGACGAAGATCCATTACCAGGTAGCCTCCGTTTTGGTGTGTTTTTTACGTTCAGCCAGCGCTGGCAAATCCATGGCCTCTGGAGGAACGAACCCCAGCACTGCGATTCGGCCTTGGTTTTCATCTTCAACCAGCATCACCGTGTTAATTAGCCAGGTAACATCCAGCCCCTGCAGTTCGTCGATAATGCGCATCCGTTTATTGACCGACCACAGATCACCTTTTTCACCATTCACGCGCCAACCGGCCACGGTAATTTCAGTCTGGTTAGACTGTCCGATGATCCGTTGTTTATTCCATTGTCCACGCATCGCTGAACCGCCAGCAGTGGCGATATCTTCTGAGAGGATGATTTTTGGGCGATAGCGGGTTACTTCTGGATCAGTGACGATGGTTTGCTTACCACCTATCTGTTTGGGTGATACGTCATCCCATGCAGCACCGCCTGCAGAACTGGAACCTTTCACAATGTATTGGCTGGCTCTGTCACGCATTGAGAAACGGCCACGCGCGGCCAGAATATTAACACCGAGTTGTAAGCGAACGGGCAGCACAACCGCGCTGGCTCTGGTGATGACCAGACGGCCCATTGCATCTGTGGTGAGCAGGAAGGCTCGCTGCTTTGCCAGTCGGTCTAGAAATTCGAAAACTGTTTCGCCTTGATCTACAGTCACCTTTCCGAACTTGTCACCGGCATCCACCTCTGACACCACATCGATGCTAAATGGTTCACAAACTCGCTTCGCAATATCCACAAACGTCAGACCATTGAATTGACCCGTTTTCTGCACAAGGGAGCAATCGACTAAATCACCGGTCTTACTACGCCCCTGAACTTCCAATCGCACTAACTTATCATCATAGGATGGGATCCAGTCATCGATATAACCCGCTAATACCTGATCACTGCCAATTTTTACGGTGCATGCCGTCCCTTGTTTAATGGTTCTGGCTTTAGCATCAGGCCATTTCATTGTTAGTGACAAAGTGAACCCACCCGCCATATCTTCCAGCGAGTGAGTGATATTCATGCCAGTCCAACCATCGTATTTATTACCGTCAACAGACAAGACAATAGGCTCAGCCATTGTTGATCACCTCAATGTCAGAACCAGCAGGAATGAAGGCCGGATTACGTATGCGATTACGGGCAATAATGGTTTCACGTTGCTCGGTATCACCCAGTTCTTGCCAGGCTAATAGTGCAACCGGAATGGGTCGCTTAGTAGTAACCACTCGCATGGCGGGCAACTGTAATGAACGGTCTTTGGTATCGGCGACTACGGCATAACGCAGGGCGCGTAATGTTCGCCAGCTGCTACGGTCACCGGCATCGATAGAGGTTTTTGATAGCTCATTCAACTGGTCGGCAACATCATTGCCAATATCTTGAGCTTGTTGCGCATAGGTGAACTCACAATCAGCAATCGTATCGGCCTTACCAATCGCCGCGCTGGTTAAAATCAGCTGTTTAAAGGCAGCAATATTGTTGTTTAAACGGGTATTTAACGCCGTCGATTTAATGCTGGATACCGAGCTGGCCACACCATTACTCACTTTGATATTTTTCGACAGTGAACCCGTGGCGGATAACTCAGCGCGCATGCCAGCCCAACGACGTTTTACCAGGTCATAAACACTCAATGCCCGGATAGGATCTGTAGCAATGCCCTTGATGTCATAAAGCAACGATGTAACTTGTCTTGCCAGTTCGCCAGGATAAGCCAGCAATGACCCAACGCTGTCTTTGATATTAGCTAGGCGATTAGTCCATTCACGCAACGCAGATGGCGTTGACGGTAAACCATTGGTGAATTCGTTTAAGTCATTCAGGCATGTATCAATCATGGTGCCCATGCCATCTATTGCATCACCATCCCACAAGGAACTAAACCATGAGTTATTGCTGTTAGCAGCATCGCTGGCAGCACTTTTAATTTTCGCAGCTGTATCAGCACTGGACGATGGGAACAGGTTTGTACCCGCTTCAAATAACTGGAACGTAACCGTGGCGGTCTGGTCTTCTTCATTGACTAATTCGTGGCTGACTTCACCAACCTGAACTTGTTGAACACCCCACCAAGGATGCACAAATTCACCGGGGCCAGCGGTGTTTAACGCCGTCAGTAAATCACGTAACTGCGTCATGTAATTCTTGCCAACTACACGACCGGTAATGCTTTGATTAGTCAGCACCGCGCCGTGGTCTTCTGTCCAGCCGGATTCCTTTTTGGGGTACGCATGAGGAATAGCGCGACGGCCACCTTTACCACCAGCGGTTTCCAGTAAAAAAGTGACGCCACGGAAAGAGGCCGTTAAACGATCATCAAATGACATTAGTCACCCCCCGTCATGCTACGACCGTTATCAACATTGACGTTCAGGCTCGGATAATTAAATCCAGACTGTGAAACGCGCACTCGATCATCACTAACCCGGATATTCAGATTTCCATAGAGTTCAGCTTGCTGCTTTTCACCAAAGCGCTGTGATTCCGACGATGCGTTTTTCAGCTCTGACCATATGTCAGAGAAAGACCAAGATTTCAGACTGACGTCATGGTCAAAATATTTACGGGTATCACTATTTCTAGCGGCTTCACCAATGCCTGATTGTTCAATGACCTGTTGAGATGCATAGCGTGATGCTTCATACATCCCCCAAACACTGAATGCACCGTTAATGATATTTCCTAAACCAGGTGATGGCGGTTTGCTTCCGGGAGGAACTGGACCGACAGGGCCAGTTGGTGAACCCGTGGTACCTGGTAAACCACCACCAGGCATATTCACGACATAGACCGGAGTAGCACCCCCGATGTCATATGATGCAGGGCCATTAGGTGACGCAGGGCCGCCTTTTTTTCCTTTGATAAACCCGTAGAGATCTTTTACATCACGGCCAAGCTGGACACCTTTATTCAGTGCAACAGCGCCGGCGACAACCAGCGCGACGTTTTTACCCAGCTCAAGCCAATCTTGTACGGTTTGATGGTCAACACTGTTAATGGCATCGGCTAACTCTTTGATTGGCCCTGCCAGTTCTTTATCTGCGAACTGTGACCATTCATTGTTTAATGCCGACATTGCTGCTTTATAGGTTTCAGCATTCTTTGCCGATGACTCATTAGTCGCACCAACTTTAAAATCACCGGATACCAGTTGTTCTAATAGCTTTCTGTTGGCAGGGTTTAATAAAGACTTCAACCCTTCCATTGATGTCTGGCTAAATACATCACCCAATTTAACTGGGTCATATTTCGCTTTTTTCAATATTTCATTTAACAACTCAACTGGTTCTTTGAATTCTTTTGTACCTTTCTTAAATACATCAACACCCTGTTTACTTAAGAACTGAATGTTTTTCTTATTCATCAAATCAGCAAATACAGCATTGATTGAAGTTACTGCTTCATCAGCAGAACCTTTTGTTTTAGCGAATACCTGAAGCAAGCCACCCATTTGTGCTATTGCACCTGGTCCTTGCTGCTGAATTATTGAAAACAACTTAGGTGATACACGCGCTATATCTTCTACGCTGACTTTGCCGACGGCGAATTGACCATATAGCTCATCTAAAGATTTATTTACATCATCAGCACCGCGCACGTTCTTTTCCCAGAACTGTGCTAATAATTCAGCTGATGATTTTGCATCAGAGCCAAATGCCTGCATGGTGTAACCGATGTTTTCTATATTGTTATTTACGAAATCAACATCACCGGTTAATGAAATTAATTGGTCAACGGCGCTTAATAATTCAGTTGAATTAATGCGAATATCTTTCTGGTTTGAAACTTCTTTAATTCGTTTGTTTAAACCCGCGATTTGTTCATCTGATAATTGAGCATTTGTGCCAAGTCGAACAAGACTCGCTTCATAATCAGCAACATTACGCATGGTTGCACCGGTAATAATGCCAGCACCAATGGCGGTATAACGATTACCGATTTTATCTAGCCCACGACTTACGGATTCGATAGAACGGCCAGCTATACCTAATGCGGTTTGATTCTTCCTTGCAAACTCAGTCATGCTATTGCCATACATACGGGCTTTAGCATCTAAGTTGCCACCAAGATTTAAGATGATTTCGCTAACGAGCTGACCCATTACTTCGCATCTCCCGTAGCTGTTTAATGATGTTAAACAGCTGGCGTAATGTCAGCTGTCTTAAATAGGTGTGGTCGAATCGCGTCGTCAGGTTAATCAGTGACGCCGTTAGCATTTTCGCCAACGGCATCAGATCGCCCCCGGTTGCCAACCCCCGCCAGTGCTTTATCCATTTCCTCGGCTTTATCGTTGAGCATCTTCATGTCATCTGGATGCAGCTGGCGCAGCAACTTCATAGACAATGGCCCATCAATTTCACCAATCCGCGCGACTTGGCGACGCAATAACTCCAGTCCCATAATGACACCGGAGGTATATGCGATACCTTTTTCACTACCGTTCGCGCCAACAACCACGACTTTCTCGGCAGCCAATTCACTGTCAATAACATCCGCAGTTGTCAGCTCGCGCAGCTCGACTTCAAAGTGGGTTTCAGCATCCGCGCCTTTCCCCACCGTCAAACCATGCTTTAGTTCAAAGACCAAAATCGCCATAACTCACCATTAAATCCGTTTGCAGGTCGTGGCGATAAACGTCACTTTGATCTCGCCAGAGTCTTCACTGAGCGTGGCGACAGAACCCGGTGCCGCTTTGGTCAGCATGTATGACAACCCGTTATCACCTTCAAAGGTGATCGAGGCTTCTTCAATGGCGTTGATTTCAATCACATCGACATCTTCATCAGCCGCGATGGTGCATTCCAGTGAGGGGTTATTCCATTTACGGCTATAGCCCCAGCTCTTCCCCGCACCGTTATGCATGGTTCGGTCATAGCCGCCCGGATTAAGGACGGCCCCACTTTTACTTTTAATTTCGGTGCCATTCACCCGAATGACTGCGTTTCCAAAAATCATTGGCTACTCCTTACAATTTGAACTGGATCAGGGATGCGAAGATGCGCAACTGATTCACGATGTCGGGGTGACATACGACGTTCAGGCGATTTCTATCACTGGTATCCCGATAGACGTTCAGGGTGTCTTTGTAGGTATCAAAACCTTCAATCAGACCGTCACGTTCCCATTCCAGCGCTAAATCCAGCAGGGTTTGACGCATCAGCTTTGGCGTCACAATCGGCTGTGACGGGTCAATGATGTCCAACACGTCATCATTGACCAGCTTATGGCGTGGGTAACGCAGACTAATGCGGGTCTTAATTGAATAGCGGATATACCCCAGCGTGGCCGGTGTCGTGATATCCAAATAGCTTGGGTCTGAATCACCAAAGCTATTCACGCGATACATTGAGATTTCGCGTTCGATCGCACACTCATCACTGGCATTGACGTAATGCGTAGCGATACCGTCATGCAGCAACAGATTGCGTTCGGTCATATCCCAACGGGCTGATTTTGCAGCGGGTAAAATGCCGGGTAGGACTAAGGTCTGTAGCGGGCGTGCTGGGTCAATATCGAGATAATACGAGCTGATACCGGCATAGTTGGCCGCCCACATCCATGTCGGTTGTGGTGATTTGTTAGTGCCGATGCAACTAAACAGATAGTCGTTACGCGATTCGCCATAAGAGCCGGTAGCGGCATGCGTTCCGCGATATGCAGTGAACGCGATGCCTTCAATCATCTTGAGCGGGCCCCAGCGTTCAACCAGTTCGTCACGCAAGGTATTCATGCTGGCCGAATCGTTAAACGGCATGACAATGTAGGTGTACCACTCATCTGGAATAGCTGCGAGCACTGCCGACATGTCCGGGGTGCCACTGCCACCCGTAAACGCGGAGATAGTGATCGCTAAACCAGCGGGGGTTGCTTCACCAGTGTAATAGTTGATACGGGCATCTAAATCATTACCGGTTGAGCCTTTGTGTTTGGCTGTCAGCACAACCGTCGTTGTCGTGTCTTCTTTCAATGCGGCGGTCACTGGCAATGTCAGCGTGGCATTGATAGCAACGATGATAGCGGTAGTCAGAGCAGCGGCTGTCATCGTGGCAGTAACGCCTACCTGAACCTGCTCACCCGCCACTAACAGATAAAGCGTTCCCGCTTCGCTGGCTGTACCGATTACAGAAATTTCTGCAGAGGCAGCACCACCGGCAACCAGATCTGAAATGCCAAGCGCCCATGTTTCGGTATAGCTGTTTGCTTTACGCAATGATGCCAACATGCCTGCCAGCATTGAGCCTTTGCCATATAACGAACCAGGCTGGCTGTCACTGGTGATACGATTCAAGGTCAGCGGTGTTGCTGAACCACCCGCCAATTGCTGACCAAGCACTAAGATCTTGCTTGGTTTTGCCGGAGTGCCAGAGACTGCATCGGAATTATCAATTTCGATATAACACAGCGGCACGCGGATATCGTTTGGTATTGAGCCAAGAGACATGCTTATGCTCCTTTCTTCGCAGCTGTTACAGGCTGAGTAATTTCCACCACATCACCATCGGCGATGCGTCGGATCCAGAATGCATTTCGGGTGACTGTTTCACCCTCATCAGACAGATGAGCCCCATCAGGCTTACGGACCTTGATGTCCTTACTGGCTGGTTGAATTTTAATTTCCATCGGTATCTCCCCGAACGTGGATCTCTGCATCTAATGACGGTGAACCGTCAGCAAGTGGTGCGTTTAAACCCAGAATTAAGAAGTCATCAATTGTGCTTAAATCTATTTCGTCATCTGTACGCCAGAGCTGTGACCAGGTGACGACCCAGATGCAAACACCGAGGCCATCTAACTGACCGGAGTAGAGATTGTCAGCGCGGATGCCTTCTGGGGAGCCTTCGGCCCCCATGTCTTTGCCAACCCCACGGCGACACAACTCACGGGTTAACAACCCACAAATCACCTCCGCTCGGGTGTCTCTGGCGTAGCCAAATTTGTCGGTGGCCATAACGTAGGCGGCAAACTCAATCTTTCCCTGCACCCCGCCAGCAAACTGTTTAATGTCACCAACCCGAAGTGCCGCGATGCGGATCGCCCCATCACTGCCCGTCAGATAACGCTTTATCTCAGCGGGCTCATTAAAGCGGCCAACATGCCGTTCTACGGCCTTAACTTGCGCTACCTTATCGCCCGATAATTTGGGTCTCAGATATGATGCAATGGCATCGCAAGCAGCAACTGTACTACCTGCCGTAATAAACTCCGGGCGACTCATGGCAACTGTGCTCCCCAAAACGTACCGATAACCGACAACAATTCATTTCGGTTATCACCGGATAACCCTAAAAACTGACGCTGTGGGACATGCATCTGACGAGCAAAGCTGCTCACTTGCTGGAAGACCGGGAACTTCAGTGCACGACCGAACGCTTGTGTAATGCGACGAATATGCGCAGGCACTTTCACCGCACCGTCAAAGCCATCGTTATGCACTCCCGCGTACAGCAGCGGACTACCAACGTGAACAGCCTTTTTTTCTACATAGAACTGAATGGAATCGAGCAGATCACCATCGCCCTGCAGTAACGACTGGTTTCCATGACGCGTCTTTGCATAATCCGCTGACCAGGCTTCCCACTTGCTGCCATCTGGGGCGGTCTTTTCATCAGCAATACGGCGGCGCGTCTGGCTTTCAACTACTGCACCGATATCGTCAGATAACTGAGCCAGCAAACTCGGGTCCGCGAGTTTTGATACCAGTGCGCGAATGCGTTTAAGCTCAACATCACCACGAACCTCTAATGATGCAGACATCACAGCACCCCACTCAGCTTGTCACGCGTCATCAACCGGCCTGCTTCAGACTGGATCAACGTTGCTTTACCGCCTGCCGCTTCCGGCGTAGTCGTCGCAGTGGGGAGCCCCAGCTCACGCGTGCCATTCACAATCTCTTTGATAGTGGCCACGGCTTGCTGATAACGTTTTTCAATCAGGTCAGTCGCCTGGTTATCACGATCAGCTAACCAATAGATGGCGATTTGCACCGCCATTTTGTTAATGACACCCGGCACAACAGGCAACGGCAGCTGAAAGCGACGAGCTAACAAGCTGTCGATTTCTTCATCGGCTTGCTGTAATGCCTGAGCAATCGCAGCTTCATCCAGTTCGTTGGTTTCACGGTTAATAGCCAGATTCCAAATCATGGATTCATCACGATCGAGCAGGTCTTGCCGGGTTGCATAAGCCATTACACAGTCACTCCATCATGAATGACTTCACACTTCAGATGCGGCTCATTACGGATAGCCTGCACCTGTGAAATCGTCAGCGGGTAGTCACCAACCAGCCCAGAACCATCAGCCAGCACTTCAACTGGGATCGCGTTAAGACGTTCAAACTTGAGACCAGCTCGATAAAAACCCGCTTCCGATTTGCTGGTTACCGCCAGCACTTCGACGACATCAACTGCTTTAATCCAGCATGGAGCTCCATCGCCTTCCGATTGCACTGTTTCTTGTGCATCTACGGCCTGAGTTTGCACAACATCCTGTGCAACAAGATCTGATTGACTCATAGTGTTGCTTGATGTGACCTGACACTTGTAATGCAAGTTAAGTCTCATCTCTTCTTGTGGATTCAGTGCGTCACCAGATTTCAACTTCCCAAGTAAGCGATTGATTTCATCATCCAGCACTAACGCGAAACCCGGTTCGGATGTCGCATCTTTATCCGTTGCAGTTTCAACTTGCTCCACAGACGCATCAGCCAGTTGTTCTGCCGATTGCGTTTCTGTCCCTTCCTGGTCTTCGCTGGATTTATCGGTTCGTTTTGCACACATAAACCACTCCATAAACGGGGGAATAAATGTCGGTTAATCACTAACCGACATTAATAATTACTCTGTAACTTATGGATCAATAATCACGCTGTGATGTATGGGCTGACGACATGCTCAGCATCGTTGAAATAGATGTTGGTTTCGCCACCGGTAGTCAGTGCAGATTTCAAGATCTTCAGTGCAGCGGCACGATTGGCGTAACCCGTTACCAGCATGGTGTGACGCACACCCAGCGGTTCACCGTTGTCTTTCTTCATGCCAGCCAACTGCTTAACGGCCAATTCATAATTTTCCGGCGTTAATGCGGCTTTAGAACCAATCGCGGTTTGCCAGAAGCCATACCCCACGTTGCAACGGCCATCGACACCAGCGGCATAGGCATTGTTGAACCAGGAATATTCGCTGTTTGGTTGCATGTTCTGGAACACAAACGGACGACGAACTTGGTGGATGATTGGCTTGATGATCTGGCTGGTATCGAGCAAGAACCAAGGTTCACCCGTACCGGTGCCAACGATATTGCTGTAGGTAGAACCCGCCATTGGATGGTCGGTGTCAAAGAAATACTGTCCGTCATAACAGAGGCTAGAAAAGCCCGCTGCCAGTAAGGCGAAAACCAGCGAGTCAGGGAAAAGCGCAACGTCCTGACCATATTTTTCCGCAATGACGGAATAGATACCTAACTGATTATCATCAAACTCTTCACGGGCGATCTTGATAGATGATTCCCATGTTTTGTTTTCAATTTGATAACCGTGTTTACCAATGTTGGCCAACTGACGGGTGGACACCCATTCCTGAATTTTTGGCAGGTCTTTCATCCAACCATAGTTATTCGCACTGGCGGAGCTTGGAACCATTGTGGCAACTTTATCCCAGAGCGGTTTTGCAGCACCCAACCCTTTGGTGTAGGAAGCCGACATGGCCGTCTGTAATGCTTCGAGCACTTGCGCTTCAGTAAAAGCCATCGTTAATTACTCCTTTGAATTTTCTGCTTTGGCCGCCAGAAAGGCTTCTGGTGACACGCTCATCTGACGGCACAGGGCCAGTTCATCAGCTGAAAGCTTTTCACCTGTTGCTGGCTTCTGAGGGTTGGTTTCTTCGTCAGTCACAATCTTTGGTGCGGAAGAAACGAATGCTTTGAATTGATCGCGGCCTTCTTGGGTGCGACATAAGGCGAGGTACATACCTTTGTTGGCGGGTGCAACCTTGCCATCAGCAACAGCCTGGGCTACCAATGATTCAACTTCGGTCTTTTCCTTTTCGGCCAGCTTCCCTTCTGCCGACTCGGCGCGATTCAAGGCCAGCGTGTGCGTTTCGATAGGAATAAATTTGGTTGGATCAGGCGATTGCGAACGATTCAGTGCCACTTGCTCTGCAGTTTTCAGCGCAGAAATGGCAGACACCGCATCATCGTCAGATGCAGTAGATTGCAGGCCCAGTGCCTGGGCGATTTTTTCAGGTAACGGCACGGTGGATTCCTCCGAGTTCAGAGCAGGGGTATAAAGATTTGGTTTGTTGGTGAGACCGGCGCTGGCCATTGCCATGACATTGCCTGAGCGGTCAAAGGAAAATGCCGGTGAATAAAAGCGGTATTCTTTCTTGGCCAGAATTTCCAAGCCTTCTTCATTCCATTCCACGCGGGCATACACCTCACCGGAACGGTCAGCCAGTTCAACAATCCAACCACGAGCAGGTGCAGCCAGACCTTGTGGGCCGAGCAGTTCAGTGGAGTGTTCAACATCAAATGGAATGGGTAATTGAGAACGGGCAATGATTGCAGCGGGATCAGCATTAACCCATGAACGACCATCACGGCCCGAAAATGCCCCAGCGGGGATCATCGGCAACCATTCAGGCGCAACATAGCTTTGAGCTTGCTGGTCAAGAGACGGCAATTCAAAACAAAGTGCGAGGTTGATATCTTTGCGAGTCATGCTGACATCCGGAATGAAAACTTACGTTCATTCTGCGGTGCCGGAATTTGAGAGCGGAGTAACGGGTTTTATTGTTTAACGAGGTGGATGTCAGGTTGGTTTTGATGACCGGATATCAGAGCGTATTAAACGTTCTTTCCGATAATTTCGCAACCAAACAAGAAAACAGACTGAACGAGTCGCACCGAGTGCTGTTTAATGGCGTTTAAAAATCATTGTATGAACGCAAACCGATAAAAGTGGTACATCCGCCAGCATTTTACCGGCGGAATTGTTTTAAGGGCTTTATATTGCGCCATCGCATTTTGTTACGACTTATCAAACTGAGCCTGTTTTTTGGCTAATTGCAGGTCTAAGTTCTGCTGGCGATATTTACCAGGGTTATAGTCCCATCCCGGATCAATACCAACCGGCACATCTTGCTCTTCCCCCGTCCGCTTGTTCACCCATTTTTTATATTTGATTTCGGGGGCTGTCGTCGTGACAGAACCAGCATCAACCAGTTGGGTGTATTCCACATTACTCACCTGACGTATCCAGCAATGACAACCCCAGCCGTTCGGCGTGAAATGGGTTTTCCAGAAATCATCATCAACTGGTAAACAGATCCCGTTCCAGCTCATATGAATTGCCCGGTGTTCGCGCGCTGGCCCTAACTGATACATGAGATAAGGCATCACCCGCTTGGTTCGCTCGATGCGGTCCCACTGGCCAGCGGCGCGAGCGGTGCGCATATTGGTGCGATAAATCGTTTTGATACGTTCTTCGCTGCCGAGCTGCACCGGCTTGGTTTCCCCCGTCAACGGGTCATCCATTAACTGAACGCCCCACCAACCGGCATTCACCAGCTGGGGTTTCAGGGCATCACGGAACTGTTCAAACGTCTGCCCCGCTTCTAATGCGGTGCTGACTAGGGTCTTAACATCAGAGAGCAAATCAAGGTTTAGCATCTTTGCCACAGTGAATGCAGCACTGTGTTCGGCCTGCCAGACATCACGATAATCAAAGCCTGGCTTCAGACCTTTTGAGTTTAACCAGGCTAATGCTTCCTTCGGAACGATGTTTACAGGCTGTTTAGCCATCGATCACATCTCCCATTGCGCGCGACTTCCAGCACAGCTCGGTCATATTGGTGACAAACTCTGTCGGGTTGAGGGATTTTTGAAGCTCCGGTAAACGCTGCATAAACGCATCATAACTGTCTGACTCAGCCGCCAGTTTCAGAATAGGGTTTATAAACACTTTGCCACCGACCTCAACCCAATCCGTCATAGCTGCATCGGTCATATCTGCGATTTCAGCATCTGTTTTTAATTCTGGTCTGACGGCGTTAATGGCCAAACCCTGCTGGCGGTTTAATGCGACTGGCTGTGGCTGGGCCGCTTGCTGCTGTGGCATTAATACCGCTTCATTCGCTTCGGGCTGAGACAACCCAAACTTGTCCATGACATCTGAGGCTTTCACTTTTAAGCCGCGATCAACCATCGGGGCCAACGCATCCACAAAGGCTTTCAAGTCTTCGGGCTCAGAGACTTTGATGCTGACCTTCGGGTAACGCTCTTGCACACCAAAGTTAACAATGACCCAGGGGATGATGAGATCACGGTTTATTGCGGTTTCCAGCTGGCGGGCATCCCACTTGGCAATATCCATCCGCACTTCGTTATGCACTTTAGCCTGGCTGAGACTGGCCCCGTCTTCGGTGGTCATCGTCTGACCCAATACCGCTTTTGAGATCTGCTTATCGCACCACTCGGCCATGTTCTGGAACAACGTATTACCGTTATTGCCTTTTCCTGACTCCACCATTTCGATTTTCATCGACTCAGGAATGACGGCACCGGCATCACTGGCAATCGTTGAGATGGCATTAACCAGCGTGTTGATGTCTTCCGGTGATGCATTATTTCCATACTTCCCGATGCGGATAGGAATGCCAAACACTTCAGCGAATGACCACCAATCGCGCACGGTGAACGATTTCAGCATATACATCACGGCCACCAAGCGCGCCAAGCCATTACGCCAGACAATGCCTGACTTCATGCGCGGGCGATGCACGATATATTTATAGGGCTGTAAGGGTGCGCCAGTCGGGTGCTCATCTGAAATGAGCAGGATGTCATCCAACGTATCGGGGTCTGGTCTTAACCAGCGTGGGTTAACCCACTTATATTCCCGAGGAACCCACGGCGTTTTCGCGGTATCCCATAAAATTTGCGAGACACCAACCCCTTTGCCTAACCCATCGAGCAAATCAAAGAACAGCTCCGGGATATCCGGATGCGACAGCAACTTATCTCTGACCAACTGCGCCAGATCTAAATCGGCTTTGTCATCACTGGCCGATTCAATACTGGGCTCAATACTGGCCACGGCGAGCTTACGGGTACGGAGAACGCTGGAATAATGCAAGTCACGCTCTTCCATTTCCTCCGCCAAAATCATGTACGACTCGGGGTCATTACCCTCTGCTACATTACGTAAAACACTCGCTAACCGTTGTGGTGTTAACGTCGATGCAATGCTGATACCTGCCGTTGCACGTCTGACACTCACGGCGCGCGCAGCGGCCACGTCCGCTTTTAAGACGGCGGTATCAAGTTCAAATGGGGCATTCGTTCGTGGGTCGATAATTTTCATAATAAACCTCCGCCATTTCTCAGGCCGCGAGTGCATTGGATTTGACGGCGCATATCTTCCTGCTCGGGGCTCAGGCGTCCGTTATTGTCTTGTTTAATTCGGTGTAGCGCATAAATGGCAACCTCTTCACGGCTGGCCAGAAACGCCAGAAAGATAGCTATCGCACTGTCACCATGACGTTTATTGCCATCGGTGCCCGCCGTTCTGCTGTCATCAATGCCAGGAACGCCAGCCTTTATCTGGATCTGACCTAAGTCAGTAATGATGTCTTCATGTTTCGGCAAGATGAGTTCGTCATCTTCAAAACACGCCCGGAAGCGCGGCATGTTTTCACGGTAATACCCGACTGACAGCATGACCTGTTCAACCGCTTCGCCGTATTTATACGCGGCCTGCTCTGCCAGATATTGGCCGTTACCCCGCGCATCTAACTTGATGCCCCCACGATTGGGTAACCGATCACAAATAAACTTCAGCACCTGTTCTTGTTGCTTAAACGGCACGTTGGCCAGCTCGACGGTGAAAGGCACTTCCCGTTTGGTGTCGTCATTAACAAAGATAGGGGCCATGACTGTTAAGTCACCATTACGCGCGAAGTCTTCGCCAAAGGCATGACGCTTGTCTTTGGGTAACTTATCCAGCTCAGGAAGAACAACTTCCTGTAGCCATTCATTCATAGCCCGCTCACGAACAGGCTCTGACCACTGATTAAATTCAGGTGTGCCGGTGTAACGTAATACGGGGCCACCACCTCTGGCTGAACGTTCACGCATACCGCGACTGATATACGCCCCACCGCCGTTTTTCGGAATGCAAAAATACTCTTCCTGAGCATCTTCAATGGTGGCGGTATCTTTGAGCAGATTCGATTTCCACTCATCCTCAGCCGCCTGGCTCCATACCTTCTTGGTCACCTGACAGATACGACGATACAGCCCTTCACGACAGGCCAAATCAATATCAATGGTGTGAATAGAGAAACGCTTCTTACCCGCACGACTGTCTTGGATCAGTGTGTTAAACAGGTTTTCAATACCGTTATGGGTGCTGATAATGCGGACATTAGAACCCCACATGGTCAGTGCTAATGCGGCCTTCAACACGGCAGCTAAGTCTT